CCTACGGACAGTATAAGTCCGGTTTCATGCGCATGGTGCGCGGCATCAAGTACGAGCACCTGGACGCCGACGAGCAGAAGGCGCTGTCTGCTGGTTCCGATCCTGATGGCGGCTACCTGCTGCCAGCCTCCACCGCCGGCCGTGTGGTTTCCAAGCTGTACGAGCAAAGCGCCATGCGCCAGATCGCTGACGTGCAGACCATCAGCACCCCGAAAATCAGCGGCATCGTGGACAACGACGAAGCGGATGCTGGCTGGGTTTCCGAGATTGGCACCCGCAACGAAACCGACGCGCCGCAGGTTGGCAAGTGGGAGATCGAAGCGTTTGAAATGTACGCTTCGCCGAAAGCCTCGCAAACCATTCTGGACGATTCTGTTATTGATGTTGAAGCGTGGCTGGCCGGAAAAGTGGCTGACAAGTTCGGGCGCGTTGAAGGCGCTGCATTCCTGACTGGAAATGGCGCCGGCAAGCCGCGCGGACTGACCAGTTACACGACTGCCGCCACTTCTGACGACACCCGCGCATGGGGTCAGTTTGAGCACATCAAGACCGGCGCAAATGGCGCGTTCCACACCACTAAGGCCGACCCGATTCAAGACCTGATCGGCGCGATGAAAAATCAGTACCTGCAGAATGCATCGTTCCTGATGCGTCGCGAAGTGCGTACCGCAATCCGCAAGCTGAAAGAAGCCACCAGTGACCGCTATCTGTGGGAACCGAGCCTGCAGGCCGGCCAGCCTGACATGCTGCTGGGTTACGCGGCTCGCGTTGATCAGTACATGCCGGCGCTTACCACTGGATCGCTGTCGCTGGCGTTCGGTGATTTCAAGCAGGCGTACATGATCGTTGACCGCATCGGCATCCGCACCCTGCGCGACCCGTTCACCAGCAAGCCCTACGTGGTGTTTTATAGCACCAAGCGTACCGGCGGCGGCGCTGTGAACTTCGAGGCCGTTAAGTTCCTGCAGTTCGCGGCCTGATCGTAATGGCGCCCTTCCGGGGGCGCCTTTTTACTTCCAAATTCTGGAGAAAACCATGAACAAAGATCTGGTGAACAACTTTGAATTGCGCCGCGCCATCAGCCCGGTTTCCGTTGCCGACAACACCGCGCAGGTTTCGCAGATTATCGATATGCAGGGCGTGAGCGCTGTCATGTTCGGCATTCTGATCGGATCGGTTGCCGACGCTGACACCACATTCACCGTGCTGGTGGAAGAGGGCGACGCCTCGAACCTTTCCGATGCTGCCGCCGTTGCTGATGCCGACCTGATCAGCACCGAAGCGCTGGCCGGCTTCCAGTTCGACGACGACAACGAAACCCGCAAAATTGGCTACAAGGGCAGCAAGCGATACATCCGTTTGACTATCACGCCAGCCAACAACGCATCAGCCGCGCTGATTGCTGCGTTTGCATTGTGTGCGCCTTCGCTGAAGCCCGCCGCTTAACCTGACGCGCTGAAAAAGCCTGCCAGAAGTGGCGGGCTTTTTTTGGGGATGCCATGAACCTGATTCAAATTGCACCGCCAGCGGCTTTGCCGGTCAGCCTGTCCGAGATCAAAGATCACTGCAACGAACTCAGCGGCGACCACGATTCAAAGCTGATAGGGTTTATTTTTGCTGCGGTCGCATCAGTTGAATCCTATCTGCGCCGGTCTCTGATCACGCAGACATGGGAAGCGCAGCTTGATCGATTTCACAAGTTCATCTACCTGCCGCGCGGCCCAGTGCAGTCCATTTCATCTCTGACCTACATTGACGGCGCTGGCGCAATCCAGACGCTGGCGGAAAATCAGTACACGCTTGACGCCAGTCACGAACCGCCGCGCATTTATTCGGCCTATGGCGTGACCTATCCGAGCGCTCGCAGCGTTCCTGCTGCTGTTCGCATTCGCTACGTTTCCGGCTACGGCAGCAAAAGCCACCAGATTCCAGAGCCAATCCGCCACGCAATCAAGATGATCGTGGCCGACCTGTTCAACAACCCAGAATCCTCGATCATGGATATTTCCAGGTCGGAAAACCCAGCGCTGCAGATGATGCTGGCGCCGTACAAATCACACGGCTACTTAACCAACTCCGAGGCGTAAACCATGGCAGACCTTACCATTACAGCAGCAAGCGTCGTCCCTCAATCCGGCGCAACAATTCGCAGCGCAACTGCAGCAGTTGCAATTACTGCCGGCCAGATTCTGTATCTGAATGCAAGCGGCCTGGCGGCGCTGGCAGATGCAAACGCTGTGGCCACGGCTGAAGTAGTCGGCATGGCAGTGTGTAACGCTGCCGCCGGCCAGACGGTTTCCTACATTGCCGCCGGCCCTTGTGCAATGGGCGCAATCCTGACGGCTGGCATCATCTACGTTCTGTCGTCAACTGCCGGCGGCTTGTGCCCAGCGGCTGACCTCAGCAGCACCGAATACACCAGCATTGTCGGAGTTGCATCGTCTACCAGCGTGCTTAACGTCAAGCTGAACAATTCCGGCGCGCTGATTGCCTGATGAACAATTACCGGCTTGATCGCAAGGTGGAAGTCAAAGCGATTTCCACCACGCGCAATGCGCTTGGCGAATCCATCGGCGGCCTTGTGCATTACGTGACGCGATTTGCAGAAGTGAAAGCCAAGCACGGAAGCGAGCGATTTTCCAGCGGCGCGGATCAGGCTTCAAAGCGCTGGAGCGTGCGCCTTCGGTATGACACGAAAACAGCCGCAATCAACGAAACGATGATTGTTGTTTATGAAGGCCGCCAGCTGCAGGTTGAATCCGTTCTGGACACCGCAGAGAGACACCGATGGATCGATCTTCAGTGCATCGAGCACAGTGCAGACAACGGCGGGCCTTGCCGTGGCTAAGATCGAAAATTTCAGCGTTGACCTTTCTGAAATGCGCGACGCAATCGAGCAGCTGGGAATTGCAATTGCTGTCGATGCCATGGCGCTCACAGCGAAAGAAGCAATGAAGCCAGTAAAGGACCAGATGCAGCGCGACGCGCACGAAGATACTGGAATCTTGCGCAGATCAATCGGGATGAGCACCAGGAAGGGCGGGCGGCAGAATAAAACATCGCTGGTGCGTTGCACTGTCGGGCCAATCCGAAAGACCGCGCAGGTATCCGGCAAAAAGAAAAACCTTGGCAGTAATCATCAAAAGGCCATTGCGCAGGAATACGGGAACATCAAATTCAAACAGGATGAATTCATCAGGAAGGCGCTCGACGACAACAAAGAGCGCGTTTTGAATGTTCTGGTCTACGACTTCAGGCGCAACCTGGAGCGCGTGAAAGGCAGAAAGGGGCGGGCATGATTGGCGCTGCAATTTCCGAGCTTCTGCAGGCGATTAACGGCGCGTGCGTCTATCCCGGCAAAGCTGCGGGCGCAAAATATCCGGTGATCATCTTTGCAATGTCGAGGCATGAGCGGTCGCTGAACATTGACTCTAACCAGTCTGCCGGCCAATCGCAGCGCACCAGCTACGACATTGACGTGCTGGCCAAAACATACACCGAAGGCGAACAGATTGCGCTGAACCTTGTGGCAGCCTATCACGGCTGGAGCGGCACTGCTGGCGGCGTTGACATATCGCTGATTCAGCTGCAGGCCGATGCGGTTGTCTATGAGGACGCGGAAAGCGTCTGGGCGTTTCCATTCAGCATGACGGTGCACCACTGATGTCAGCATACGGCGCAACCTTCTGGCGTTCGCTGGACGGCGTTTCTTTTCATCAAGTTTCAGGATTGATCGACATAACCCCGCCTGATCTTTCGCGCGGCACTGTCGATAACACAGAACCCGGCGCTGATTACGAAGAGAAGAAAGCCGGCAGCCGCAAGATCGGTGATGTGAACGCGCGATTCAGCGTTGAAAATAATCCACACGTCGCAGCCTTCATGGACGATTTCGAGAGCGACACCCCGCGCTGGTATCGAGTCGATTACGGCCGGAATCTTTCTGTCACATTTCGCGGGTTCGTCACAAAAGTGGCGGACGACGCGCCCATTGCAAACCGAATAACCAGACAAATAACCATTTCCATTACCGGCACGCCAGTGCTCAACAACAGAGGTGCATAACCATGGCCTACGGCTACGGCACAACTTTTTCACGCTCCACCGACAACACAACTTTCACGCAGGTGGCCGGCCTGGTTGATATTGAGCCGCCAGAAACCACGCGCGAAATTCAGGAAACAACGCTGATGGATAACAGCGACGGCGCGAATGGCACAAAAACCTTTCAGGGCGGCATGCGTGATAATGGCGAAATCTCGCTGACACTGCACTGGAACCCGGATGATGCCGGCCAGCAGGCATTGCGCGCCGATCTGGAAACTGACTCGCCACGGTATTACCGGATCACCTACCCTGACGCAACGACCATCAGCATGCGCGCCGTGCTCAGCTCGTGGGGTCAGGCTGTCCCGGTAGATAACCGGATCACACGCACCTGCAAATTCAAGGTTTCCGGCCCGATCACTGAGGTGACCTGATGAGCATTTTCAACCTGACACGCAAAACCGAGGTGGTGCCGGTTGGAGATGGCTCAGTTACTTTGACTGAGCCATCCGCGCTGGAGCGCATGGCCTATGGGGAGCACTTCTCTTCAGTGGGTTCTGACGAAAGGATCAGCCCATCAGAACTACTCCGCATTGATGTTGCAGCGCGGATAGGCCTTATCGTTGACTGCATGGCGTACGAACTGCGGGGGGTCGATAAGGACGCTATCCGCGCCGAGGTGGAGAACTTACCCCCACAGCCGCTGAACGCGCTTTCAGAGGCGGCAATGCGTCTTGCAGGCTTGCTGGCCGAACCAGGTCAGGATGATGCTGAAAAAAAATCACAGACCCCGGATCAATCCGAGCAATAGCGATTTGTCTGGGGCGCGAGTTCGGCAGGCCGGATTTCCTGCGCCTGCTTTCTGAATTGTCCTGCAGTGAATTTGACGCTTGGGTCAGTCACTTTTCTGAACACCTCTACACCTTCCAGCTTGGCGAAATCGGGATAGGCAGGATCTGCGCAACCGTGCAGGCCGCATCGGGCCGTTACAAAACGGTTGATGAAAACAAGCTTATTCCGAAAAAGCGAAAGCCAAAGTCCATCAAAGAGCAAATCCTAATCTGGAAAGCACTGGCCAATGAGCGATCAGAAAACGATAGCGAGCCTTGTCGCCCAGCTCAGCCTTGATAGCGCTCAGTTCCGTAAGGAGCTGGACGATACAAAGCGGCGCATGGGTGACCTTGATCGCAAAGCCAAGGAAACGCGCGATCGATTCAACAGCCTTGAACGCCAGATGAACGACAGCGCCGCCATGATCAAGGGCACGATGGTGACGGCCTTGGGCGCGCTGGGGGTTTCGCTGTCCGTTGGCAAGGTCATCGATTATTCCGAGAGTTGGACCACGCTGGATAACCGCCTGAAGTTGGTCAGCAAGACCAACGACCAGCTGCTGAAATCCCAGGCCGCCGTCATCCAGATTGCGAACGACGCGCGCGTGCCGATCAACTCAACGGCCGATCTGTACGCCAAGCTGACAAAGGCCGGCGAGACCCTTGGCCTGACCCAGCAGCGCGTGGGGGTAATCACCGAAACCATTGCGAAATCGCTGGCAATCAGCGGCGGTTCGGTGGAAAGCCAGAACGCCGCGATCATGCAGCTGAACCAGGCGCTGGCATCTGGCGTGTTGCGCGGCGAGGAATTCAATTCTATTTCCGAACAGGCCCCGCGGCTGCTGTATGCCATGGCTGATGCCCTGGGCGTCAACATTGGCGAGCTGCGGAACATGGCGCAGGACGGGCAGCTGACGGCAGACGTCGTGGTGAAGGCGCTGGAATCGCAAAGCGCTGCAATTCGCAGCGAGTTTGGGCAGATGGCCCCCACCATCGGCCAGTCGGTCACGCTGATTGAAAACTCCATGATCCAGATGATTGGGAAAATGGATTCTGCGTCAGGCTTTTCGCAAAAGCTGTCAGGCTTCATTGCCACGCTGGCCGGTCAGATTGGTGCTGTTGGTGACAGTTCGGCATCAGCCCAAGAAAAGGCCGGCATTCTTACCGATGTGATAAAAATCAGCGGGTTTATTGTTCAAGGAGTATCCGCCGGCTTTGAAAGCCTTGGATCAAACATCGGCGCCTGGGCTGCCCAAGTAATGCAGATCAAGGACTTTCTATCTGGCGATCAGGACTGGGAAGCAACTAAGCGCGGCATCGCAAACATTCAGGAGTACAACGCCGAGTTTCAGAAGTCGCTGGACATGCGGCTTGAAAAGTATGTCGCCAGCATGGAAGGAATTCGCGTTGCTGACGCAACCAACCAGCAGCAGCGTGTTCAGGCAGAAATCGTCGCGAATCAGAACATCATAACGGCCCGCGCGTCTCACGAGGATGCAAAACTGCAGCAAGAGGCTGAGGCCGCCGAAAAGCGCCGCCTGGCGCAGGAACAACGCGAAACGGACCGATTTGTCAGGGAGTGGGAGCGCGAACAGGTGCAGCGTGAGGAAAAATTCACGCGCCTCGAAGAGCAGCACATGAGCGATATGGAAACGCTCAATGCCCGCCGCGAGGAAGAGCTAGGCATTATTGCCTACTGGGAATCGATGCATACTGGCGAAAAAGAGCGAGCTGAGGAAATGCGTCGACGTGTCGCTCTCAAGTACGCAGCTGAACGGGAAAAGATTGAGAAAGAGAATGCCACCAAGTCGATGCGCTATGACCAGATGACGGCCCAGCAGCGCATCCAATGGCATCAGCGCATGTCCACGGCGCTGATAGCCATAGGCGGGTCAGGAGCTGAAAAGCTATTCAAGCTGAACCAGGGACTGGCGATGGCGCAAGCTGCTGTTGCCCTACCAACGGCAGTAATGGAGTCGTTCAAAAACGGCGGCGGTTACCCGTGGGGCCTGATCCCCGCCGGCCTGATGCTGGTGGAAGGTTTAGCCCAAATCAACACAATTCGCTCGCAGAAGTTTGATTCCGGGGGCAGTGTGTTGACGCCCGCAA